ATTGTGGCCAATGTTTCTAGGGCGCTGGAGAGGACGTTAGAGCAGGTGGCTGCTGATAATGGCTTCCTGTTTGACGTGGCGAGGTTGTCTATCAACACACGAGAGGAGTCCACATTGTGATTAAAAGTACAGCAGAACAGTTAGCCGACTACTTGGAAGATTGCGCTCGGGAGCAGCGTGACAACGAGGCAGCAGCGTTACTGAGTCGCCTGGACCGCGTTTACCAAGCAGCCCACGAGATGGTATGGGCGCGTACGCATGAGCACAGCAAGGCGGCGTACAGCGAAATGATTGACCTAGTCAAAGGAAGAATGGGGGGCTAGTGGATACATTCACCACTATCGTTTTGGTTAGCGGCATATTGATTGGCGCGGGAAGCATCCTTGGCCTAGCAGTTGCTGCATTTATTGCATTTAATTGGGAGTAATTATGCACCTGAGTCTTGACAAAATAACAATCGACGCCGGCACACAGTCTCGCGTGTCATTAGACAAGCATACGATTGCTGAGTATGCGGAGGCGATGAAAGACGGGGCGAAATTTACTCCCTGCCTAGTGATATCAGATGGCCAGAAGAACTATCTGGTGGATGGATTCCACCGTTACTTCGCCGCTCGGAAGATCGGAGCGCCAGGCATTGAGTGTGACGTGCAGGATGGCACCCTCGATGACGCCATCATCAAAAGCTGGAGCGTCAACAGCAAGCATGGCCTACGTCCAACCGTCAAAGATCGCCGCAAGTCTGTGTTGAATGCGCTGTCGCATCCAAGAACTAAGAGTAAACCCAGCCGCGAGATCGCTGTCCTGTGTGATTGCAGCCATTCATTGGTATTAAAAGTAAAACAAGAGTTAGAAGAAAAGAAACAGAGCAATAAGGCGCAAGCAGCTCCAACCTTGGAAGAAAATCCAAAGCTGGAAGAAACTCCAACCTTGGAAGAAACTCCAAACGAGGACGATATTTTTCAGGAGGAAATGCAGGCCACGATTGAGCTGTTGAAGGCGGAGAATGAAGCGCTGTCTGACCAGCTGGCCATCGCAAGCATGGATGCGGATGAACTGGACAAAGCCATGGCCGAGTCCACCATCAAAGACTTACGCGCTCAGATCCGATTGCTGGAGATCGAAGTCAAGGCGGTCACCGACTCTCGAGATTCTTTGATGAGAGAGAACGCGCAGCTGATGCGGCAGGTCAACAGCCTTACCAACAAGCTCAAGAAACTTCAAGGATGAGATACCTGTCTGTCTGCTCGGGCATAGAGGCAGCGACGGTAGCATGGCACCCACTGGGTTGGCAGCCAGTGGGGTTCTCTGAGATCGAAGCCTTCCCATCTGCGGTGCTAGCGCACCATTACCCTACCGTTCCCAACCTGGGGGACATGACCAAGTACAAGGAGTGGAACCTTGAGCCAATTGACCTTCTGGTCGGTGGAACACCTTGCCAATCTTTTTCCGTCGCCGGACTCAGGCGTGGACTCGAAGACCCTCGAGGCAACCTCGCCCTCACTTATGTTGGAATTCTTGACAGGTTTAGACCCCAGTGGTGCGTATGGGAAAACGTGCCGGGTGTCCTCAGTAGTAACGGAGGACGGGACTTTGGTTCCTTCCTCGGGGCGTTGGCAGAACTCGGGTATGGGTTCGCCTACAGAACGCTTGACGCTCAGTACTTCGGAGTGGCCCAGCGACGCCGTCGTGTGTTCGTTGTCGGATACCTTGGAGACTGGCGACCTGCCGCCGAGGTTCTTTTTGAGCGCGAAAGCCTGCGCGGGGATTCTCCGCCGAGCAGAGAAGCGCGGAAAGAAATTGCCGGAGCAATTGCAAGCAGCTCTTTCAGCGGTGGCGCAGGAGGCCGACCAGAAGGAGCAGCAGCTGGACACTTCCAGCCAGTAGCCGCTCGCATGGTGGCGTTTGGTGAATACGTTGATGACGGCACGGCTAGTGCAATGAAGGCGCGTGACTACAAGGATGCAACTGATCTGGTGACGCAGCCGATAGCGTTAGCCGACACCAGCAGCCGCGATAAAAATCAAAACGGCTCAGGTTGGAAAGCTGACGGCACGATGTACACGCTGGACACTACTGGTCTTCAAGGTGTAGCGCAACCGATTGGATTGGATGAAGAGCAGAATGCAATGATCAATTCGTTCGGCACCCTCAAGGCACGCACTCTCGGTGGTGGCTTTGAGGGAACCGTTATGCAACCCAACATGGCTGTGCGCCGTCTTACGCCAGTCGAGTGCGAACGATTGCAAGGGTTCCCAGATAACTACACCAACATACCGTGGCGCAAGGCGATAGATTCTCCCGATGGACCACGCTACAAGGCATTGGGAAATTCAATGGCCGTACCTGTGATGAATTGGATAGGAAAGCGAATAGAATTACAGATGCCCAAGCCAGCGGGCTAGTGCTGGCAGAGAGAGGAATCAATGTTAGAACTCCGGTCGTATCAAGAGGAGGCGCTCTCACTACTGCGAAAGGGTTTCGCAAATGGTGCAAAGGCGCAGATATTAGTAGCGCCCACGGGTGCAGGTAAGACAGAGATGGCCATCGCTTTGATGCGGGCTGTCAAAGAGAAGGGCAATCGCGCAGCCATCCTGCTTGATCGGATCGTTCTCTGCAATCAAACAAGCGGACGCTTAGAAAAATATGGCATCGACCATGGCGTTCTACAGTCAGGTCACTGGCGGTATCGCCCCTACGAAAACATCCAAGTGTGCAGCGCTCAGACGCTGGAGAAGCGCGGCGAGTTCCCAGGGCTTGACTTGCTCATCATTGATGAAGCGCATCAAACTCGCAAGGCCACCATCGATTTCATCAAAGCCAATCCGCACATCCGCGTGATCGGTTTAACAGCCACGCCGTTTACCCAAGGGCTTGGCAAAGTTTATGACAACGTGGTCAGTCCGGTGACTACCAAGCAGCTGGTAGATGAGAAGCTACTAGTCCCGCTGCGCGTGTTCATTGCCAAAGAAATTGACATGAGCGGTGCAGACAAGGTGGCCGGCGAATGGTCACAATTAGAAGCCACGCAACGCGGCATCAAGATTACTGGTGACGTGGTGGCTGAGTGGATTAAAAAAACCCACGAGATATTTGGTCGGCCACGGAAGACGATTGTCTTCTGCGCTGGTGTTGATCACGGCGTTCATCTGTCGCGGGAGTTTGCAAACCGTGGGTATAACTTTGTGTGCGTCAGCTACAAAGATGATGACGAGTGGAAGCGCCAGACTATCGAGGACTTCAGCAGGCCGGACACCAAGATTCATGGCTTGGTCGCTACTGATATCTTGACCAAAGGCTTCGACGTTCCGGACGTGATGATCGGTATCTCGGCGCGGCCATTCAGCAAGAGCTTGTCAAGTCACATCCAGCAGATGGGGCGGGTGATGCGGGCGAACCTAAATAATCCGACGGATAAACCGTTTGCTGTCTGGCTGGATCACAGCGGTAACTATCTTAGATTCCAAGACGATTGGGATGATGTGTTTCAGGATGGGGTAAACCGCCTGGACGATGGCCGCGAGAAGAGCAAGAGCGAACCATCAGAAAGGGAAAAGAAAGAGAGCAAGTGTCAGGGTTGTGGTGCGTTGTGGATTGTAGGTAATGATGCGTGTCATCATTGTGGATTTGTGAGGGAAAAACAAAATGCAGTTATCAGAGTTGATGGAAGAATGGAAGAGCTTGTTGCTAACGCTGGAGCCAATCGACAATCAAAGCAAGCATTCTGGAATCAGATGGTCTGGTATCAGCGATACAAAGGATGGTCCAGCGGACGAGCAGCTCACACTTACAGAGAGCAGTTCGGAGTGTGGCCGCGGGGATTGAGTAATGATATGCCGCAGCAGCCCACAATTGAAACGGCAAGGCTAGTAGAAAAACAACTTAAGAAGTTTCTAAAATCAATAGGACGGAGATGATGGAGAGAGTAGACCGATGCCCAATCTGCAAGCAGCGCAACATCTTGCAGGTCCGAAGCTATCACGAGAAGAACAAGGTGCGGGATGACATGGAGTGCTGCGATTGCAAGGCTACATGGCAGAACGTGTACACATTTTCTCAGCACTACAAGGTGAAAGAGGGGGAGCCGTGGACTTCATAACCTTTTGCAAGTCACATGGCGTCCTGATCTCTGAGCATCCCCCCTTCGGCCAATGGAAGCGGTATCCCACCGAGGATCACCCGCGCAGCAGGAACGGCGCGGTGAAATACATGGGTGACCACGGCTTTGTGCAGAACCATGCAACCAGCACAGTCGTTTCAATCTGGAAGCCTGACTCAAAGGAAGCGGCACCCAGCATTCACGATCTGGCTCAGCGGCAGCGGCAGGCGGAAGCGGAGACCAGGAAGCGGCAGCATGATGCGGTGAGACGTGCCGTTGATATGCTGAATGGCAGCACCACTCAGACGCACCCTTACTTGATTGCGAAGGGATTCAAAGAGGAGGAAGGCCACGTCTTTTATCAGGGCGGTCAGCCGATTTTGCTGATCCCTATGCGGGTGAACGGCAGCCTGGTCGGCGTGCAGCAGATCGATGCCGAGGGAACAAAGCGGTTTCTCTACGGTCAGAAGACAGCGGGTGCGACCTTTTGCTTTGACAATAGGGGAATCAATGTCGTGTGTGAGGGGTATGCGACTGCGCTTTCGGTTCGCGCTGCGCTGAAAAGCATGAAGCAAAGATACAAGCTTCACGTTTGTTTCTCCGCGGGGAATATGGTGCGGGTAGCTGCGGGGCTCGAGCGCGGTATTGTGATTGCAGACCATGACCAAAGCGGCACAGGGCAGCAAGCCGCCAAGGAAATCGGCTGGCCGTCTTGGCTGTCAGATGTGGCGGGGGAGGATGCCAACGACTACCACCAAAGGGCAGGATTGTTTGCGCTGTCGCAAAGCCTGACGCATTTAATGTTCAGTGTCAGTGCGAGCGGGTAGGACGAACGTTAATTCGCCATCGGTGAAGGGTTGAATATCCTTCAGGCTTTGCATGATCTCTATTCCCAGCGCAAGACAGCGCTGACCCTCACCGGACCAGTCAGACACAACCCTCACCCGCCCGAGCTCGTCTTCGAGCAGGTGCAGGGTAAACATCCGTTGGCTAGTCATTAGTGCAGTTCTTCCGGCAACTCCACCTCGTCACCTAGTTTGCTAGCAACGTAGCAGCGCATGGCTGCAATGAGTGGGGTCGTGCCGGTTTCAAAAAAGTTTACGTTATCCATGTGAGCATCCCATATTTTGTGCTGGTAAAACATCAAGCAAATGCCCTCTCTGTCAATAATCGTTCCGGCTTGCGCCCAGTTGGTTGATGGATTCCACCACGGTGTTCCGTGCCTATGATTAAACTCACCATAGTTTTTGAGCATCCACTTGCCTTGCTTGCTTGGGTACAGCGTCACGCCCTTAGCCTTAGCCACCGCCCAATCAAGAGCTGCGCCTTTTAGTTCACTTGTTTTCATGGCAATTCCCTATAGATCAGTATTATTTTCGACCAGCTCGCCATCGTTACTTTGGAGCGAAACCAGGTTGTTGTCCCCTGCAAAATGGTACAGCGCCTCATCGTGCAATTCCCTTTGCGCTTCCTCAAGGCTTTCGCCTTTCACCCATATGATGCATTCGAATCTGTATAAGTTCATGATCTGCCCCCCTCATTTAGTTTGTGTCAATTTCAACGTGACCAATGCGGATCACGCCGTGATCTGATTCGACGCTGAAGTCTTCGTCGAACTCAATGAAATACCCCCATGACGAGTCCTCCTGATATTCTGGCGGCAAATCAGACACTCGGATACACCCGATTGATCCCGAGTCCACCAAGTAGTTGCCGCCGCAAGACCCCTCATAAACACCATCACCGTGCGCCGTTTGGACCACGGCAACGCGCCGCCCGTCCGGCAATTCGAATTCACCGTCAAGCGGTTCGTAACCGCCGCACCGCAGATCACAAAGCCTATCCCATGTGGCATCGTCAAGCACATAGCAAAGGTCCCCAACGTAGTACTCACCCTTTTTCATCATAGCAACCCCCTTCAATAAATTTAATCAGCTTCTGCCCTTTGAATATTAAATCGTCGATTTCGTTGAACCGCATCAGCGCCTGCCATTCACTATCGGCGGCAATGCATAGCCGCCCGAACCGGTTTACGGACGGCTCGAAAAAGTAAAATTCATACACTTCAAGCATAGCAACCCCCTTATTTAATACGCACGATGAAGTGTTCGTTTCCGATAAGATCGGTCAGATCAATTTTTTCGCCGACCGCCATTTCTTGAATTTGCGTTATGTCTTCCGGCTTATAGCCGCGATCTGTAACGAACCACGATAGCTCATGGCTTTCGCACTTCGGCTCACCGTAACCTATACCCCAGTAAGCGGAATACACCGGCTCGGGCTTTGGCTTTGACAGCCAGATCATTTCTTCGCAGTCCCCGTCAAGCCAATGTTGCCAATCGCGATAGACAACGACAGACTCATCGTTAATTCCAATGACGCGCCCACCTTTTAAGCGCACAAAATCCACGCTCTCGCCGCCGCCCATATCAAGAGTTTCAATTTTGTTGATGTAATCCATGTCAATCCCCTTTTAGAATTTGTGTGCTGTATTAATAGACGCGCAGAACATAGTGCTGCTGTCCGATTGCGCCAAAAGATAAATCCGCTGATTCGCTGATTAATAGGTTTGCGAGTGTTTCTGTATCGTCTTCGCTATAGCCATTGTCTGGCTTAAAAAAATCGGCATCGTGGATTTCCACAACGTGATCGTCCATGCCGGTGCGCCAATAGCAGACAAATTTTTCATGCCCGAATAGCTCGGTTTCTCTCATGTTCCGTGCATCACTCATTGTCAATACCCCCTTCAAATTGTCCTGATTTGATTTCTTCCCTGTAAGCAACCCTTATTTCGTCCATTGTTTCGTAGAATTCGCTCCAAATCGTGCTCCCTGTCGAATCAATGTAATGAACCACAAAGCCGTCCATGTCTTCGCCGTCCGTTTCTTCGGTGACATAAAACGTGATGTCTTTTTGATCGGTGTTCAGCATGATTAATTCCCCCTCGGACTAATGAAATCAGCAATAAAAATTTCCAGCATATGCACCCTCTCTAGTCCGTCGAAATCCCCATTTGGGTCATTCCATGCAATAGCCTTTCGCAATACGTCATCCGGTACGGAAAAGATATCCCATGCCGCTTGTGGCCGACCGTGGAACAATTCGACGATTTGCCCCTCTTTAAAATCGTATGAAATGAAATCCATGTTAGTAATCTCTCCCCTTGATTTGAACAAAACCGCTTGTATCGGCTTTAGCTTTTCCCTTGGCATAAAGCGCCACTACTACGCCGGTCGGCTCAATATGCCGGACATCGGTATCGTCACCGTCGACTACTTTCCAGCCGCGGAAGGTTTCGGGAATTTCTGAGCGGTGCAAGAAAACGACAGCCGTCCTTTGGTTTGCGACATTGGATAAACCCTTGACCGAAACCGTGCGGGGAGTGAGCGCCGAGAATGAATAGGTCAAATCGTAATTACCGGCGGTTTTCCCCTCAAGCTTCCGGCTTGGGTGTTTTGTGTAATCATAGAATTGCACGTCCGCAAAAATCTGAAAAATTGTCCGACCGTCGATTTTGATATTCTCGAAAGGAATGTCGGATGTACCGTTAGGACGCACCAAGGGGATTAAACCCAAGCGCTCGGCTCGGCGCTTGTGAGTCCAAATATCAGCGCACATGGAAAGCATAAAAGCGCGGATGTGCTGGTTAAAAAATTCGGTTTTCGCGGCTCTTGCGGCTTGTACCGAGTTAAAAGCGCCGCGGCCGGCCGATTTCAGACAGCCGTCGAAACATCCGGCAAGCTTCGCGAAAGGGCAAAGCTTCTCATCCGGTACTAAGTAGCAGATAGCCGTCAAGTAGCCGATTTTTTCACCCTTGACGGTTTTAGCGGACGATTCACCGAGGATAGGACGATAGGGCAATCCCTCGGCTTGCAATTGTGCTTTAAATGGATTTTTCACGGTTTCCCCTTAGATTGTCGGAGCGGTGACGGTGACGGTATAGCCAAGCTTCTTAATCGTTTCGAGCGCTTGGCGAGTGAGTGTTTTAGTTCCGGCTAGCCGCGCTAGTAGCTTGGCGGTATCGCAAGCCGGATAGATTGTCTGGATACCGTAAACATCACGGACGGTGACGGTGATAGTCATAATTCCCCCTTAATTTCAGATTTCGGTTTTTGCGTAGTCATACATTGACCAATTGTCACGATTTGCCCAATGAGATAGCTCTTCTGGGTCGGAAACAATTTGTCCAACGATTTGCAGAATCCGACCGTTATGCTCCGTTTCCCTCGGGAATTGGTAATTAATCCACTTATCAAAAAATGCCATGTACTCGCCGAATGTCATAAAAGCCTTGTCCATTTGGTTCCCCTATTGATGCGCTCCGGAGTGAAGCGCTTAAGCAAATCCTCTCACGAAATCCGGTATCGACGCAATACATCTAGGGTAGTGAATGTATTGTTTTATTCATTGTATTTATTGATCGACTGCCTGGAATCGATAGTCTGGCTATCAGTTTTGGGCGAGCGATTGATTTTCTGTATTTGTTCCGGTATTGTCCGGCCGTAAGCCGCAAGTGAGCGGAGCGAACAACGGCACCAAATGAAGACTCCAAGTAGAAAACAATTGAAGGAAGCTATAGAGGGAAAAGGAATAGCTTCCGTCCTCAGAGTTCCCCGCCAATCCCTCACACACAAGCAAAGAAAGTTTGCGGAAGCGCTTGTATTGGATGAAATGACAGGGGCGGATGCGTATAGAACCGCTTATGACAGCAAGGCTAGCCCGAAGATTATCGGTACTAAAGCGAGTATGCTGAAAGCCCAAGAGAGAATAAAGAGAGAAATAGAAGCCCTAGAACAGGCAAAACAGGTAGCTGCGTTGCATTCCGCCGAAGCTTTGCGGTCGCTTGTAATTTCTTCCCTCACTTCTGCGCTGATTGACCCTGAAGTGAAAGCCGCAACGAAGATTCAAGCCGCGAAAGTACTCGGCACGGTGACGGAAGTAGCAGCATTCACCGAGCGCAAGCAAATA